CCATTGACACCGTGACCGCGCCCTCGCCTGATACGTCAGGCTGTCCGCTGTTGTACTTCACGTTTGGAATGTCAATCTGGTAGCTGTTACCCGCAACGTCTGTCAGGGTCAGCACGATTTCGCTTGCGGTCTCGTTGATGAACTTCTCGTACAGCGCTTTGCTGTCAAAGTAGCTGGTCAATGTGCCGGTAGCGCGTGACTTGCCGATGCTTGGGCGGTTAGTCGTAGATGAGCCGACGCTGAACAATGGCTCAATGCCGTTCTCAATGCTCAGTTCCAATGACGTGACCGTGGCGATAGTTGAGCCGCCCTCGGTGATTGCACCGGTGAACGAATCAAACGGGGTATTGCCGCCGTCAGCCGAGTAAGTGCTAGACGCAACTTGCGTAGTGTTTAGCGACAAGTCCTTGCCAATCACGCCCCATGTAGCCGTCACCATTGAGTTAGGCGCAACCGCCAAGCCCAAGCTATTCATTTCGGAGCCGGTGTAGCGATGGTACTCAGGCACAGCCAAGTCGCCGAACTTGCGCTCAAACGTAAACGAACGGCGGGTAGTGCCAGCCTTCAATACATCGGTTGACCAAGTGCCACACATGACGGCCTCTAGCAAGTCGTCAAACGCTGCGTATTCCAACTCGGAGCCAATCTCGCCGCCGATGGACTTGTTGCCGTGGCGGAAGTCCTCAATCTGTCGGTCGCCGCGTAGCTTTTCGCTTTCGATGGCGTCCTTGGTCATCGCCAAGGATGTGCCTGTATGCGGCACGGGCGTCCACGTTGGGGTCGCTGGCGTTGTGCCGTAGGTTGATTCTGCAACGTAGTGCAGGGAGTGTTGTGCGCCGTTAGCAATAGCCATGATAAATTACCTCGCTTCAGTATATGTTTGGAATGATACAGACACCGGCACAAAGTGCCAAGCATCGTCAAAGATTGCGGGCGCAATAGATACAGACCGAATCCGCACGTTCACGCCATTATAGGTGGCAACAGTACCACGTTTGAAGTGGTCGGCAACGCTGTCCACCAGACTGCTTCGACCTGAGCCAACTTTGTAAACAACATCTATTTGGTAGATGCCGTTTGTCTGGTCTAGACCCTCTGAGCCTAATCCGCTTTGCAATGTATCGGCTGGCAAAAACGCAGGCCGCAAATACGTCGTGCCACCCGTAGGCTCATACTCGATATTAGGCCAAGCAATAGGCTGGCTACCAGCAATGGATGCCAGTCGCGTGTCTAATGCGGCCTGTATGTCGTTGAAGTATGTGCTCATTTTTTACTCGCTTTCGCCAACATAGATTGTACAGCTATGAGGTTGATACGCAAGAATCCATTAGGGGCTTGTTTACTATGCGAACCATATTCTAAGCGTCGAGCGTAAGGCAAATTGTTCGTCAGGTAAAACGTCTGCCCCATTTCAAAATTGGCAATAACCTTGTCCGCGCGGTCGGCGGTGCTTGACCCGTCTTTAGACTTGTCTTTGCGCTGTAATTTACTGCCCTTTGGCGAGCCGAATGACGCTTGCCAGTTACCGCGAAACCTGCCGGTGTCCACCGGGCTTGCTTTAATTATCAAGCGCGTCAGGTCAAACAATATGCCGCGCACGGTTATTTCCGTATAGCCCTTGAGGTTTAGCGTGGCCTTGTCTAAGTCTTTGGCGAAACTCATTTGCGTATTTGCAGGTTGCAAGCCACCACCACGTCGGATGGCTTAATCTCGGATACGCTTATCACGCGGAATATCTCGCTTGCAATAGATACGGTGTCGCCCACCTCGTAGGCGTGACCCTCTGCTAACAGGCGGCGGTCGTTTTGCTCAATGCTTTGCGCTGCTCGCTCGTTTGTCGTGTAGTCAAAGACGCAAGCGTATTTGTCAAAGGTCGCCGTCGTTTGGCTTGTCGTGCCCGTAGATGGCGAGTAAGCGCCATTTGTCGTGCGGGTGAACGTATATTGCTTGCCAAACTTTTGAAGTAAGGCGGTTGCATTACCGGCTAACAGCGAGTAGTTATACACGGCTGACCATTCCTACTGGTTGAATAATCTTACTCAGCGCAAAGGTAAGCGCCGGTGTGATGGTGCGGTTTTCCGCGTTGTCAGCGTACACCACCGAAATATCGCCAATGCTCTCGGACTTAGTCTTGCGGCTTTCTACCTCAAACTGGCTGTAACCGTCGGCCTGTACTTTCGTTGCTTCGTAGGTCGCCGTCTTAACCTCTTTAGGTATCTCGGTTGCGTCGGCGTAGTAGCCGTCAATCTGCGCCTCGGTGCGAGGCCATTGCAGGAACTGGTTTTCGTTGGCCTTGTTGCCAATGTATGCGATGCGCTCTAGGTAATCCATCGCACGCAATATTTGTTGTTCGACTGTGGTGTCATCGGCTGAGTAAGTCAGGCCGCGTGCATCCGCCCATGCTTTGTATTCAGCAAGGGTTATATAACTGTTTGCGTTGGCTACCAGCGAACCGTCTTCCACAATCAAAGCCATGATTTAAGCCTTCTTATAGCCACCAAGGGCGTAATTTGCTACTTCGTCAGGGTGTACGTCAGCGGTCTTGCCGTCATCGCGTACCATCTTTACCGTCTTTACTTTTTCGGCGGCTTTGGCATTGGCTTGGCTGGCTTGGCTGGTTTCTTCTTGTACTGCTTGAGTGCTTTCGGCATTTTTCTTTCCTCGCATAATCAATCCTAATAAAAGGGGAACCCCCCGAAAGAGGCTCCCCATTTTGGTTTAGCCCAACAACACAGCGATGTGCTCTGGCTTCCATGCTTTGACGCCCCAAGATGCGGCGACTTCAATCATGGTCTTACGGTAGCCTTTGTAGACTCGGACTTCAAACACCATGCCGGTGAATGGGTCTTGAATCAACATTGCGTCCGTAGCTGTGTCGCCACCATCGGGTACAGCAGGAGCGCGCATGGCGATTTCCAGCGCGGTGCGGTGGAAAGCCACGTTTGCGGCGTAGCTGTTGCCAACGGTGATTGCGGCGTCGTTAGCCAGCGCAATGCGTGAGCCTGGTGCGCCGATTGCGAAAGAACCACCTGCAAGCGCCGTATTTACGACGTACTTGTTGGTGTCACCGTTAAAGGTTACAACGTCACCAGCGATGATGGTGCCTGTGCCGCCGTCAGCAGCGATAACGGTGTCACCGATTGCGTGAGAGGCGTCGTTCACCAAGTAGCTTGCGCCCGTACCTTTGGTATGTGACTGCACTTGTGCAGACTCTTTAACCATCAGGCCTTGCAGGTCAAGCAAAACGCCTTGGCGCAACATATCAACACCACCAGCTTCGTTAGCCTTTTGCAACTGAGCCAATTGACGCAGGTTTGTGCCAGCCAACGTGCCAAGAATCATAGATGCTTGACCGTCGTTGCTAGGCATACCGTTGTCAACCAGAATCTGGCGCAACTCGGCGACTTCGCTGAAGTTAGAACCGAAAGGCGTAGTGCCAGCAGTACCGAAAGCGCGTGATGCGTTTGTGTATGCCTCAGCAGCCAAGTCAGCTTCCATCTCGTTAGCCAGCGTGCGCATAGCTTGCTTGATTTGGTCACCGTAGACGGTCTCAAAACCGATACCGTTGTTCAGGTGACGCACGTCCTCGCCGGTGTAAGGGATTTGCACAGCGCGAGCCTTGCTGATAACCAATGTCTTGTTATCAACCGTCTGGTCTGTACCTTCGGGGATGGTCATTGACTCAGCCACGTTTACAGCGGTAGCTGCGCGTGTGAATGAGGCACGAACATTGTCACCCTTAGCGGCACGCTCGGAGCCGTTGGCGTTAATGGTAGCTGATGGGATGAAGCCGACTAACTCGCGGCCTACTACGTCAGCGGCTTTATAAATGTCCGCTGCAAGGTTGTCTAATACGTTTGCCATTGTGAAGTTCCTTTGAAAATGGTCAATCTGAAATTACTTTACCGCCATCTTTAACGAATTTGGCGCGTTCTGATTGTGCCATAACGTCAAAGTCTGAGCGACTAACTTGTTTTCGACCACCATCGGCTCTGCCTTGTGACCGTGTAGCCCCGCTACCGTTTGCCTGTGACCCGTCCACTAGGAACGGGTACGCAGTTTTGATTGTAGCAGTCAAGTCATCCAAAGTGGAAACTGTTAATTGACCGCTATCATCTAAAACTTTAATACCATCGTCGGTTAATGTCAACCGAGCGCTGATTTGTTGCTCGAGCAAATTTGCCCGCGCTGTGTCTTTAGTAAGGCCAGCGGCAATCTTGGCGGCAGTCGTTTTAATCTGCCCGCGCTTGATGTTGGTGTTTAACTCCTCCATCTTTGCCTTTAGCTGGTCGGCCTCATTCTTTTGCGCCTCGAATAACTGTTTGTAGTCATTGCTTGCTTTGGCTTTTTCTTCGGCCTCGGCTTTAGCTAGGTTGGCGGCCTCGTCTCGCTCGCGTTGTACCCGCTTTTTCTCAGCAAGCAGTTCGTCGTTCTTCGACTTCAAGCCGGTGATGCTTGCCTCGATTTGCGCTTGCGTGTGTGCGGTTACGGCCTCGGCAATTTGCGCCTTTACCGTTTCGTCTAGTTCAATGTCTTTTAGGAAGTCCATTTATTTACCTCTGGTTTAAATGTTGTGGCTCTGCCACGTTAAATGCCCGCGTCATCAAATGCTTGCGGTTCCAATCGGCGCAGTTCGTCAAGGGTCAAGGTTCTACCTTGGCTATCAACAAACCGCCCAATGCTCAAATCACCATTGCGGAACAACTTGCCCCGCGATGGTCCTAAAACTGTGTCCTGAAAACTAGCTGGCTGCCTCTTTAGCCATTGCTCGTATGTCGTGGTCGCTGGGACTTGCTTTGCGCCCTGTGCGCCGACTGATGGTCGCTGACCTTTTAATCCGCTGATAGGGCTGATTTTAGGGTCAACAATTGGCACGATAGTGCTACGGCAACCAAAGTGCGCGGGAGGCTTCGGGCTTTCCGGTGCGAACGGGTAGATGAG